CACAAACGCACAAGATGCGTTGGGTGGAATAAAATGTTGGAGATAGAATGCTACCGCTTCGGCTACGGTCGCCGCTGGTTCGCCTGTGCTGTTCAATGCCACGTTTTCATAGACACGACAAACAATCTCGATCTCCCGATATTCGATGGTTGAGATTTCAGGTTCAACCTGCGCGACCGGCGTGATAACCAGAACGAAAATGCCGAGTTGATTAATTGCAATATCAATCTGGTTTTCAATGTCCTTCAGTGACTCTGCAAGAACTGGTATTTGTGGACTAGAATTGAAGTAAGTCGAACTCGTTAAACGAGTTACAGTTTCGGATTGAAGTGTGGTTAGCAGGCTCATGCGGTTCTCGATCTCCGTTGTAATATTCGCCCGATATAATTCCCAGCACGAAGTCCAATTTCTTTTTCAACATCGGTGGTCTGCGGCAATACAGTCACGTCTCCCTTGTGCATCACAGAGGATAGGAGCAACGCGAGCAATGTCATTTTTTTTCGTTTCCCTTTGCCATTGGTTTCTGCAAGTAACAGATTGCCCTTTTTCGACACGAAAACGAACGCATTAGGGAATGAATCACGCATCCGAGCCTTGGATTTGTATGCTTTGCCGGATAGCGGGATGGCGAGAAACTTCCCGCGCTTCGGTTTCACTTCACCGCCGTAATAGTGGTGCCTAAGTGCGCCTTGGTTGTCAGGGATTGCTATGGTAGCACCATCATTGTCCGCGCTGTGCGCCACGTTTTTGAATTTGCTCCAGAAATTGCGCCGGGGGAATCCGCGTTTGTTAGGTCGCTCTTGGTTCATCGTGATAAAATGCTTGCGGAATAACACGGCCACGCCCACCCCGACCGTGCTGTTGAGCCCTTTCCTGTTCGTCAATCCCTCAATGAGATTGTTAAGAGTGGGTGATACATTGTCCGTAATGGTGTAGCTGATACTCATTCTCCCCTCCATTTTACGCGCCCGTTTTCAAACTCTATCCGGTCGCCGAAAGTCTTCCGCAAAAAGGTTTCATCTTCCGGCGTGAGATTCTCCGCGCTGGCTTCGAGTGCATCATTGAAATTGAACGCACCTTCCTGCGCGTCTTCACTGGTCGGGTCATAACTGTCGTCTATTAGACCGAGGTCAATAGCCTCTGTTCGATCAAGGTCCATAAGACCCATCCCACTATTGAAATCGAAGGGGGGGTAGGGTGTGCCGAAATAGGAAATAGCTGCCCAGATCGGATCGGTCTTTAGAGCGACCATCCTCCCGTCAATCAGATCTCCACCCTCCGCTCTCCAGCGTGACGGCCAATCGCGCAGCTCTTTGCGGTCTTCAATTCGGATTAACTCTTGAGCCGGAAATTCGTCGAGAGCATCAGGATTGAGATCGGACATATACCGACCATAGCCAGAGGCCATGCTGGTCTGCGTGTCGTAAATGAGCGCAAGGCGCGGGATGCTAGCAATGTTCGTGATTGCGGCTGATCCATCCGAAAGACCTTGGTCAATGGCGATCTTTCGCACGTCAGAAATGAAGTCGGCCTGCCCCACGAAAGCATCCCCTTGTGCGGTGGATTCTTTGATCTGGTTCGCGATATTGTCCAAGCGGGTTTTGATCTCTCGAATCACCCGCACATTTTCGAGTTGCGCCGAAAATTGTGCCCGTTGCCGCAGAGCCAGAGGCACCTTCTGCTGCCAATCCTTGGCCTTTAGCGGGCCCCCTTGCGGCAGTCGCTTTTCCAAACTTTTGACACCTCGCGGGTCGAGCTTGAAAATGGTCTTGGATTCGGGAGGCATCTGTTAAGCTCCCGCCTGCGTGGTGCGAGTAAACATCCGCGTGTTGGCTGTGATAGTAGGTTCGACGGTTCCGACGACTTCACTGGTCGGTGTGGTCGGAGACTCAACCACAAACTCACATTTTGCTACCTCGCGTAACGTCTCCAGCGCGTCATCATATTCCTGTTTCCGTTCCTCTTTGACCGCGATCGGGAGGCGTGTCGTGAGGCGGTAACGTATGACGGCCAGCGCATGATGCAGCAATTCATCGGGGATTGTGTCCCCGTCGCCGAGGGTGTTTTGTCTACACGCCGCAACGCGCCCGCGCACCTCACGAATAACACCCTGTATAATCTCGGGAAGCGGATCCGTTTGTCCTACCGCCAAAGCCGCTGTTTGATACGCAGTAAGTTCCGCTCCTGCTAGTCGCGTTTTTACGTCATTCGTCGTGATTGTAATCCATGCCATAATTCGGTAGTCCGGTTAAATTGGGTAAGAAGTCCAAGACTGCATCCCCCACGCACAAGCGAGGATGCAGGGTAAGGACCACTTAGGAGATCGTTAGACGTTTCACGCAAGCGGTCGAAACCACTTGGATGTCTTCCGACCAATCAACGGCCATCACGTCGCCGCGATTCCGTTCACTGCGATATTTACGCACAGCATCCACACCGCCACCGCGAGTCACAAACGTTTTCGCGAACGAGGGATCATACAACGTCGGGCTACTAGATGCATGAAATATGAACACTTCATCACCCACCACGTTAGCCGCGACCTTAGTTGCTCCCATTTTCGTGGTGTCTTTGGACAGCACGCCGATTTGTATCTCGATTCCGGGATTGATCAACATCCCCTTCAGCTGTTCGATACTTAAACCGATCGCCGTAGAACCGGGCTGACGGGCTATGGTTTTTGCGTGATTGCGCAAAATGTACCAAGCACCCAGTCCAATCGCAATCCGGTTAGGAAGACTGCCAGTTTCAAGCGCAATGGCCTTAATCTGTTCGTCCAGCTCTTTGATAGGATCGTTGGTTGCCAGGTCACTCCACACTCCACGAGACCCCACCGCACTAACAGCCGCTTTAATCGCGACAATCACCGCATTTTCATGTGACAATACGGCGGTTGTTACAAGAGTCGCGACTTTGGCCTGTTCAAGCCCGAGTTGATCTCCGTCGCCAGCTTGTTCACGCTCATGGTCATCAATGACGATTTCTAGCGCGTTAGGCCGACAATTGTAATCGGAATCAGAGGCCAAAAACTCAATACGCCGAGCCTCTCCGCCAATGGCCCGTTCAGTGTCCAGCACCTGGAACGAATTTTTATCATTGAACGATTTGTACTTACCCACCGCAGCACCGACAGGCACGCGGGGAGCGAGAAATTCGGCGAGGGCCGAGGTCTTGTCCTGCGCAATTCCACGCGCATAACTGGTCAAGGTTTGTATGACATTGTTGGTTGCACTCATTTGATTTTTTCCTTTTGGTTGAGTGTTATTTTAGGCGAGCAACTTGGCTGCTTGCAGTGCCGCGTAAATGGCGCGAACGTCATCGCCGAGTTCCTCGCACTTATCGCGGAGAGCTTCGCATTCACCCTGGGCAACGGTGGACGAAAACGTCAACCCGGATATTTCCGAATTGGTATTTCCAACTGTTACCGCATTCCCGATGGCCATCGGCTTGTCGAGCAATACGGCCTCAATGAGTTCGTTAGCAGCACCAGATTCCAGAGCCACGGCGACCACCACGGCGGCTCCCGTGCCTGCATACTGCGTCACAGTTCCGGTTGCAGTGATTTTCAGCTGAGTGCCGAAAACAATGGTGCCAGGGGTTGCGTCAACCTTCACCTTGACGGTCCCAGCGTATCCCATGAGAGCGACACTAGAACGGCCCGCCGCGAGTTCACCTACAGTTATCACACCATAGGGGTTGTCGGTAACGGCATTGACAATGGTTGCAGCAGCAAGGGTTCCCTCAACAAACCAACCCTCTTTGCCCGTTAAGTCAGCCGCACTGGTGGCTGACACAATTTTCGATTCTTTTACGATCATTTTATTTCTCCTTTTTGGTTATTCAGCGAACAATTTGGGGTTCTGGGCTTTCGCAATTTCCCAGGCGTTAGCGAATGAACAGCGGCGATCCGACTGCACTCCAAACACCAACGCATTGATTTCTTGGCCTCGGTTTTTCATGATGATAGTAGGCACAACAAGGGGGGCCCCGCCAGTAATCGGTGCTGGCACGGGAACATGTTTGAGCGTTGTAATAATCGCTTCAAGATCCGCGATTTTGCCGCTAACTTCCGAGCTACGATTTTCCACCGCAACGAGCCGATTCATGACTTCCTTTTCATCACACTTATTTTCGATCTGCATTTCC